CAACAACAAACACAACAAGTCCAACAACTGGTGCATTCCAAGTCAACGGTGGTGTTGGCTTTAATGCTAACTTAAACGTGGCCAAAGGTGCTGTTATCAACTATGGTAACAACAGCGGAGTTGATGCTAGATTCCAAGTTAAAGGTACTGGTGCACAAACATTAATTTATGCAGTTCCAGGTATTGACGTAGTAAGCATTGGCGGTAGTAATGCGTCACCAGCCAGTGGTATTACTGCGCAATTTAACGGTACTGGTGGTATTATTGTTCCGGTAGGTACTACACTACAACGTCCAAGCACAGCGGGTAACGTTGACGTACCAGGTATGTTACGTTTGAACAGTTCAACAAACAATCTAGAATACTACTCAGCAGCAAGTGGTGGTACATGGAGTGTAGCTGGTAGCTCATTTACAATTATTGCTACAGATGCATTTAACGGTGATGGTAGTACAGTAGCGTTTACACTTGGTGCTGCTTCAACATCCGCAGGCACTATCGTATCAATCAACGGTATCGTACAGATCCCAACTACTGCTTACAGTATTGCAAGTACAACACTGACATTCACTGAAGCACCAGCAACAGGTGACGTGATCGATGTACGTAGATTAACAACAACTGCCACTGTATCTTCAATTGCATCTGGTTATACTGTATTTGATACAAACACTAACTGGGCAAACGTACAAACTGGTAACGCAGCTGCCGGATCTGTTGACAGAATTATGGTTAACAGCACGAACGAAGTTATATTCAACGGTGTAAAAATTATCTACAATAATGTTGCACCAGCAAACGTAACCAGTGCTGCCGACTTAACATTGTTAGATAGGTTCTCAGCGAATACGTATACCACAGCAAAATATATTGTTTCAGTAAAACAAGGCGGCACAGCAAACGTACAAGCTATGGAAGCACTGCTAGTACAAAACACTACAAGTGCGTGGGTAACAACCTACGGTATTGTTAATAATGGCAACACCATGGGTGTATTGGCTGCCAACGTAGACCAAACATCAAGTCCATGGCAGTGTTCACTATGGTTAATTCCAAATGCTGGTACAGCGTGGGCCAACGTTAAAGTACAACCAAATTACATTGCATCATAAGGCTGAAGCATAGATGTTAAATTTACTTAAAAAGTATCGAAAAAATTACTCCGGTGAAGATATTATATCGGAGAGAAGTTACGTAGATGGTGCATGGACATCAACAACTGAACATGTGCCTAATAACGTTATTAACAATCAGATTAGCAATCGTGCAGTGGTATTTGGCAATGGCGTTAGTCGATTAGATTTTGATGTCAGACATCTAATGGCTAAGAAAAGCGGATTGCTAGGAGCCGACACAGTTCAAACCTATGGATGTAATGCATTTTATAGAGATTATACTCCAGACTTTCTAGTAGTGACAGATCGTATCATGGCCAAAGAAGTTGTTGACAGCGGATACACTGACAATAATATTGTTTATTCTAGAGTAGATATTAGTTTAGAGTTCCCTAAAAAATTCTATCTTATTCCACATGACCCATATGGTGATTCAGGATCAACTGCTATATACATTGCTGCATTTGATGGACATAAAAAAGTTTATCTACTGGGATTCGACGGCCAAGACACTCCGGGCATGAATAATAACGTTTATGCAAATACTCCTGGATATACAGACTTACACTTTCAAATCAATGATGATAAATGGTTTGCAAATCAAGCTACAATATTCAAAGTATACAATGATGTAGAGTTTATACACGTGTCAGATCAAGGATCAGCTAGTATTCCTGAAGATTGGAAATACTGTCCTAACCTAAGACAAATTAGTTATAGAGATTTTGTTTTAGAAGCAGATCTATAACACTAGTTCTAGTGTACGAATCTTAGAAATTACCGCTGAAAAATTAATAGTACGCCACACCCCTGGGTGCAAGGGTTTAGGATGATCTTCTAAATGTACCCAGCAATATCCACGATGTTCATTGTTTAATACAGGTACAAACTCTTCGTCTACTGGGGTGATATAAGTATGATAGGTAAAATTACCATTGTCGCTGGTAAATTTTTCTATAGGAATAATCTTTGGATCATGGATAGTACCACCAAGCTCTTCTTGTATTTCACGCATAAGGCTTTGAATAGTTAATTCGTTGGCTTCAACTTTACCGCCAACTAATCCCCAGGTGCCTGAATACTTGCTTGAATTTCTTAATAGGAATAGATAGCGTTTGGTTGTAGTACAATAGATAAACGTACCTACACTTTCTACAACACCAGTGTCCATAGTCCTTCTTTGTACTCGCCTTCCCAGCTTTTCACCCACTGATTGAGATACCATTTGTATTGAGTTCCAGTATTTAGATTACTTACATATTGTACAGTCTGATCAGACTGGCTGTCAAATGATACAGTCCAATGGGTACCATCAAATTCAATGATATCGTTGGCATTGGCTACTAAATCTTGACCATCACTACCACGCCACGCTTGTGCTCCGCCACCAATTGGATTATCAAAGCTACCAATATCATTTAAGATTAAAAATCGTGTGCCCGATGTTGCTGTACTGGCCAAGGTCACTGCTGAATTTTTCATTGGATCAATAATAGCATTAATTGGGCCTAAGGTATTACCAGGGTATGTATCTATATCTGGATTGAATATTAAAAGAGTTTCGTCAGTTGGGTGATAACTAACAGTGCCAACTACTTCAGTAAGTCCGTCATCTTGTAATAATCGTATTTGGCTAATGCCATTTTCTAAAGCACCATAGACATTGACTAGACTGCGCCAAATATCGGGTGTGCCTACTTTGACAGGAGTATCTAATGTGGGCTCTCTAGGATCCTCAACTTCTTCCATTTTAAGTAAAGTTAATTGATTGCCAATCAGTAATATTCCGTAACTCATTGGAGTAAAGTATTGTCTATATCCCATTAGGTTGGCTTCACTATATACATCAGTGTTAAGATCGCCCTGACTGTCATGAATACTAGCAACAATTTTTTGTATGACGCCAAGTTTTTTAACTTTGGCAGGAGGACTAATCCATACCGGAAGTTTGAATGTAAGGGTAGCAACATCAATTGGATTGTCGGTACCAATTGGAACTTGTCGGCTAGTCCAACTCGGACTTTCTAAATAAACAACACTTAAACTAGTCCAATCAATATAGTTATCAGTTGACTGTATTTCTAATGCAGGATTAAACAATACGATCAATTGTTCTAATAGTTGTAATTTTTGTTTAGTATTGCTGGTCCAAATATCTAATTTCAAGTCGATAGTATAAGGAACAGGCATACTACGTTCAATGGTAAATGCATTACCTTGACGATTTTCATATTCCATTGTGTTTTCGTTATAATATTTTTGTCGTATATTCATTTTACCAACAAATGTTGGGTCTTGCACACGATCTCTATCATAGGTGATACCGTTAATAAAAACAGTCATCGCAGGAACCGCCGGCATTGCATTGGTACTATTATTGGTAATAATGGCCGCTACTTGTCGACTACCGTCACCATAGTATACTGGTACTCGTTGTAGAGTTTTGTGACCACTACGATCTGCTCCAAACTCAACTTGGAATCCTGACACCATGCGAATGAACTGAGCAAGGAATCGCTCTATCTGAGCATCGTAAAAAAATTGTTGTTGCGCTACCATTAGTTATCCGCCGTTGGTCTAAGAGCCTGACTTAGGCTTTGTCGTTCAAGTCTTACATTAGCATAAACAGTGTATTCTAACAAACTGCCAATGGCTAAGATGTTTGCAGTAGTTAATGCAAATCCAACATTGCCACTAGAATTAGACATTGTGTTAGGTACAATATGACTGTTTACCAAAGTTTTAACGCCATAGGTGCTTCTGTAAGGAATGTTAGTAATAACACTTTCACTGCTTAATGTAAATGATGTAGTATGTGAGTTAGCTGGCGGTGTGTATGGGTTAGCAACACGTATAGCATCATAGCCTAATGCATTACTGTAATTGGCATTTGTGTCATTAATGAAACTGCTAAGTTGAGTTTTGTTAGCCGCACCCGGTGTTAAGTTTGTTCTCACAGCGTCCTCTACAGCGACCCAACGACGGCCATCGTAACGGAATAGTCTATTAGGTACATAATCTAAACGTAGGTAGAAATCACCTACTCCTGGTCCTGATGGGAATCCAATTCCTGCGGCTACAGTTGCACCATTTGGTGGTAACGCATCACTGGTCAAATACCCTTTGACTTTTAATGTTGATGTTGAAGTCTGCGCACTAGCGTCGTTGGCTGTATCACTAGCATCCGGACTCATATCACTAGCATCTAAGGCACCCGGGTCTGCTGCCGATCCGTCGGGATTAACCGGTACAACATAGATACTGCTAGTATCATATCCGCTAGCCGGAACATCTTGTTCTGCACGTTGTACGATAGCATCGTTGATGCTGATTAATTTATCGTAGGTGCTTAGT